GGAATTGCTGCTCCTGAAACCAATATACTATAGGTGTTATCTGCATCTGCGATTGTAGGAAAATTTAGTGTAACTTGGAACTGATTGGGTCTGGCCCCACCCGCTCCTAATTTACTTCTAAATGCTTCAATATCCATTTCTTTCTCCTCTTATACCTATATTTATATTACCCACCAATCTCTTCGAAGCTTACGCCTGTTCGAGTAGCGATAAAGTTAAGTTGAATGAAGTTAATTGATTTAGCAGGTTTTATAAAAATGTCTGCTACAAATTCGTTTCTATCAATTACTTCGGGTGTATTGTTGCTAGAATTACATATAACTTTAAAGTCATATATTCCTCTACGTCCTTGAACATCTCTCAAGAACGGTGTAAGTAAGCTAGTAAACTGCGATCTAGTAAACGCATCGTTGAATTCAAACAATTGAAACTTGGCTGCTGTTGCTATTGCTTTTTCTAGTACAATAAACAAACGTCTTACGTTAATTCTATTGAATGCACTAGGTGCTGCTAAGTTTGTTTTGTCTCCAAACAATACAATACCATTCCCAGGACTGTTAATAATAGGGTTGATACCCTGTTTATACATATCGTCTCTATTAGCTTTGGATGGATTAAATGCCAACCTTACAGCGTTTCTGACTTGTCCTCTATTAAATCCTGCTGGTGAGAACCAAGGGTCAGTAGATAAGTCTGTTGCCACACAAAGTCCTGCAACGTCTCCATTTAATGGAACCCAACGATATAAGTCGTTGTATCTATCGTACTGGTATTTCCAGTTACCGTCCATTACTGCGTATGAAGTACCTGCTAAGGAACTTTTATCTGCAACCATACTTGTTACTTCTGAACCTGCGTTATTTACAACACTCGCTTTCTGTGGTGAAAAGAATACTAAACAGTCTTTTCTTGTTTTACCTATGTTGTCTATAACATAGTCCACATCGACTGTGGCGTGGCCTGCAGTCATAACCAAGCTAATGTCAACACTTTCAGAGTCTGCGAACAGTGCGTATCCTGCTTGGATATTACCTGAACTAGGGTCTGCTGAAACACCGCCAGTTAAACTAACGTCGCTTTCTGCTGCTGTGAAGCCTGATGTGAATGTTGTAGTGGAATCTTGCCCCCATGTACTGTCGCCAGCTGGGTGTGCACTCCACCAAATGTATTTACTTTGAGTATTAATTACGTCTTTATAATAAATTGAACCGCCTTCTAAACCTTTAGCGTCAGATGCTTTAGACATGCCTTCGAACTTCTCTAAAACTGTTCCTTTTAAACCAGTAAATAGACCATCTTCGTCAATAACAATAACGTGCAATTGGTCGTTAGAACCACCTTTTGCTAAAATTGTTTGTGAACTTAATGGTGCTCTATCAAAATTGGCTTTGTAGGACCAGTCAGTTGCTAATACTGCTGTTGCTGCTGCGGATGTACCACCGCCACCACTAAGTGTTATAGTCGGTGCTGATGTATAACCGTTACCAGGATTGGTAATTGTTATTGAAGCTACTGCATCGCCACTTAATGTAGCTGTACCAGTTGCTGTTACTCCGCCTGTTGGTGCTGCACTAAAAGTAACTGTTGGAGCAGAACTATACCCTGAACCACCTGCAGTAATCGTTGCCGATGCTACTGAATTGGTGTCGAAGTTTGAACTGTCCGCGAAACTAACTTTTAATGAATTACCTAAAGCGCCAGGATATCTAGCAACCCACATTCCATTAGAGCCTCCTCCTGTGGAATGATTTAGGTCGTAGTCGTCTTCATTATCTACTGTTATAGCAGTACCAGAAGCTACAGCGTTTCGTGCTGCGTCTCCTACTGCTCTGACTAACTTAAGATTGTTACCGTATGCTAGGAAACTAGCTGCTGTAAAAAAGTCTACAGCGGTATCGGAGTTTGGTTCGAAAAATCTTTCAACGAGATTATTCTCTGAACTAATTGTTGTGATGGTCTCGGCCGGTCCCCACTGGAAGTTACCAACTAAAGCTCCTGTTGTGGATGCTACTGCTGGGACAACACTTGTAAGGTCTAACTCGGTTACAAGAACACCTGGTGATAGCTGAAATGCCATGTTTTTCTCCTCGGTTTATATTATCTTATGAATGACACAAGTTTTATTATCATCCAACTATTTATAAGTTATTAATTTTTTACCAAGTCCTTCATCTTCTGTTGTAAGTTTTTTTGGTAATTGTCTTCTATTAACCATAAATCTCCGTTTTCAACAAAATGATCAGGCTCTTGTCCATCATCTCTTATATATGGTGTTAAATTATGTTCTATATTAGCACTTTGTTGTTTATATAAACCTTCTCTTGTGTTTATATCTGTCATGTCTTTAAAGAACTGTTGACTAGATAACCAGCCAAACAACACCATACACATTACCAGGTCATCGTGATAGCCTTCGTCGGCCTGATATGTGTTACCTTTTTCTATAAAAGTTGATATTTCATGTATTATATGTTCATCAAATACCAACAGTTTTTGTTCTTCTAGTAAAGATTTAAATGTAAAACACCCTTGCCTCTTTACTTGTTTAGATGTATTTACACCTAATTTTGTACTTTTACCAAAGCCAGGACTTACAAATTGTCTATTCTTTTCGGTAACCGTACTTAAAATATTCTCATATTCTATTTCCTGATGTAATATTTCTACTACTTGTTGCCCTATATCATTTACTTCTATTAATACAAAGGCGTCATTATAGTCTCTTCCTACTTTTCCTATTACGTCGGGAAATAACATTGGAGCTATTTCATTGTCCCTATATTTTGCTACTACTTTATAAGGCATTTCAGTAATATCTACAACCACAAAGGCGGAGTAATCTCCTCCTATGCCCCTTGCTGTATCTACTGCCATTGCGTAGTAGTGATTTTCCTTAGGACTCTCATATATATCTAAATTGGCATTTTGAAACTCAGGATCTATTGTACTTAGAGCTGATATTGTGTTGGAATTAATCAACGTATTTGTTGATCCTAGGAACTCACACATAACCTCTTGGTTAAATTTAACTTGTCCTAATAATTGTTTTTGTTCCTCTAACCATTTTTCATCTCTTCCTGGTATCTCATAATAAGGAATAAACATATTTTCAAATCCGTTTACACCTTTTACAGATTCATTCCAAAACTTCCAAAAGTGATTGTAACCTAACGGAGTTGAAGTTAAAAGTATCTTTGTTGTTTCCCCTGCTGAAATAGTAGGATAAACAGAAGTAAAAAATTCATCTGCTATATTGTTAGGTATAATTGCTGCCTCATCAATGTATAACCAGTTTACAGATTTACCCCTGATGGCTGCTGCTGTTGTAGCTGCTGTTAATACTTTACTATTGTTTTCTAATTCTACGTCACCTTTGTTCCATGTCTTAACACCTTGTTGCATCCATATAGGTAAATTCTCATACATTATTTGATATCTGTTTAATACTTCTCTAGCAGCTGAGGATTTGTTTGCCATAATAGCTACTGTTTTATCTTCTTGAAATATTGTGTAATGTAATATACAGGCTGCTGATGTTACTGTTTTACCCTGCTGTCTTCCTTCCATTAATACCACACGTCTATTATCCATTATACATTTTACCTTTTCCTTTTGGCAAGGATACAATTTAAATGGTTGTAGACCTTTATCAAGTGTAATAATTTTTACATAGTTTTCTATGAAATATACCGGATCATCCTTACACTTTACATATTCTGCTATTTCTTCTTTAGAGAAATCATGCTGATATGCTAAAGGTTTTAGGTTAGGGTTTCCGTGATATGAAGTTAAATCATTCATCTTTAGGTGTTACGTCTATAGCTTCTTCTTTTTTAATTGCTGATAATAAATCTTTTGTACTTCCTACAAATAGATTATTTTGTGTTTTTATATTACGTTTGCCTTCTTCTGTTTCTATTCTTTTCTGTGTTTCCTGAACTGCTAACATATCCTTAGCATTGTCTTGTAAGTTCTTAATTGCTGCTATGGCAACCTCGTAAGCTCTAGGTTGGTCAGAATTACGTGCAATATTTAATATGCCTTCTATTGCCTCAGAGTTATATGCCTCTGCTTGTTTTAATATACTTCTGGCATAATCATAATCTTGTTGTCTTTCTTTTATCCTTACAAGTGCCTTTTCATCATCAGTAAGGGTAACGTCAAGACTATCATTCTTGTCTTTCAGTTCTTTTAAGTTTTTTTCTAATGCCTTTGTGACTTCTTTTGTGTTAAATGTTTTATCTAACTTGTCAAAAGGATTATTAGGTTTCGAATTGCTCATCAAATTCCTCCAAGAACGTATAGGTGTCTGAAGGCGTAGCTGTTAAAGGATTAACAGAAGCTGTAACTGTTCCCTTGCCACTTGTATTAGTAGTAGATAATGACATAGTTGGGTCATTAAATACGTTGGCTATAGCTTTCTTAATCACGCCCACATTGTTGACATTGCTGTAAAAATTAAGTCTCATTGTAAAATTTAAAGTCCAAACTATACTTAATCTACTAGCAAAATCTCCTTCATATTCGTCTTCATATTGTACGTTGTCTAATGTTATTTTAATATCTCTTTTTATACCAAGTTCAGGTAAATCATTTACTGTAACGTTAAAGTCTGGATTAAAATAAGGTATAATCTGTTCTAAACATTGTAAACCATCATCTTGGTTCTTCGCAAATATATATAATGCCAAGTTCATGTTGTATGGCGTAGAGTTGAATGCTGTTCTAACTGTATTTACATTGTCTCCTGTGCCTACTGCTTTGTTCTTTTGTACTACGGTTGTTTTTCTACTAGGGTCGTAGTTTATACCCTGTATTTCAAATCCCATTCTAGGTAATGTTATTGCTACTTCCCCTCTTGTAGTAGAGTCTGTAACACGATTAATCCTAGTTAAAAATTTCTGTTTTGTTGAATACGCTAATGGTACTCTTATAACTTGTGCAATTGCTCCTGCACTATTTTTTCTTTCTATGTTTATATTATTAAAGATAGTTCCAAATGCAATAATTGCCTTTCTAATATGTTGATGATAGAATGTAGTATCCTTAAACATACTAAGCTCCTATTTCCCCGAATGGATTTTTCTCACTAAAGTCTAGTATGCCTTCTAATGTAATTAAATTATCAAAGTCTATATTGTCTATAGGCTCTATGTTAGTAGAATAATTTTCTTTAATTAATGAACCGCCATCTTCTTTCAATAGTAAGTTTCCATTTTCCAATTGTAATTGATACTCCAACATATCCTGAGAGTATTTTTCTTCTATTCCATCTATTTCTGCTATGCCTGTTCTTATATCCTCTGAACTGTATTCGAATAATTCACATTGTAATCTGTAAACATATATTTTATTAAGTTGGAAGAAAGGATTTTGAAACTCTACTAATTTTATTTCAAATAAGGATTTAGTTAAAGGAAAATATAATAAATCTCCTTCACTAGGCCTTGCTGTTTGTGTAAAAGTACCAGGGGAACTAAATGTTAAATCGTCCCAACGTCTTTTTGCCATTACAAATGTTGCTTGATCTCTAACTTCTAAACCAAATCTTGTAAATATATCTCCTTGTCCTTCAAATCCATTTATGTTTTCTAAATACATTTCTATAGGATAAGCTTGTGTGAATTGAGAAAGTTGGTCTTCGTCAAATATTGTGCTTTTATTTGTTAATGTTCTAGGTAAATAAAATATATCATGACCATATACTTTCAAACTTTCAATGACTAAGTCCTCAACCAACCTTTGTTCGTTGGAAGTTCCTATTCCTTTGCCTGCTTGAAAATAATTATTAGTTGCCATCTACCTACCCTATCATTAGTGAGGGAGGTAATTCATACTTGAGTTGCATTTCTCTCTCTATCTCTGTAATCTCTTGTATGGCCTCGTCGTAGATCTTATCTCCGTTTAGTGTTACTCCGCCTGGCATTTGAATGCCTTGGAATTTTTTAAGGTTCTCGCCCCATTGTCTTTTGAATAACGCTGTTGTATATTTCTTTAAAAACATATCATCATAAACTTCTGAGTAAGTAGCTGGGTCAACAATTGCGTATGCCTCTGCTACTATATAATCTCCCACGTTAAATGTCTTATCCCAATCTGTATCAACATGCAACTTATTTGTTTTCCTATTGAAACGTATTTGTCTATCACCTGTTAAAAGTTTTTCTAATGTTGTTAGGTGTGTTTGTACGACAGAATAATATATCATATCCGCACCCATCAAATTGTATAAGTCATTCATTCTAAATTGATACATTAGATCAAATAACTGGCCATCTCTTGTATTGTTGGTTGCTGCACCTCCGAAATTAAACATTCTTGTGATGCCTAATATTTGGTCTGTAATAGGTATATAACCGTTTTCTATATCACCTTTTGTATATGTATCTGTATTAGATGTTGTAGCCGTTGCTCCTGTTATAGAACCTGTTACTGTTTCTCCACCTTGAAAAGTGCCTGTTTTTGTTTGTTCTAGTAAAATAAATTGTCCTGTTTCATCTGCCCCATCTACTATTGCTGTAGCTCCTGATGTAGAACCTGTAATTATTTCTGCTTTCTGAAAATTACTTGCCAAGTTAGCAGTAAGTTTTAATTTAGAACCTGTTATTTGATGTTTTACAAATGTTTTTTCTACACCATCGAAATGATATTCTTGAAAGAATTGTAAAGCGTCATCCATACGATCTGAAAGTTGTCCGTCATCTACGTTTATTTCTATTACTGGATGACCTAATCTCCTTAATGCGTAATCTTGTAAATTTTGTCTACTTGCTAATGCCATTAGTTAAGTTTAGTTCCGCCAGAATCATAAACTGCTAATCCAGTTATGGTTGCTGTGGACCCTTCTCCCGGTGTATGTGAAATTGTTATTCCGTCGCCTGCTGAAACATTTACCATATAATTTCCTGTAGTATCTGTTCCTAGGGCAACACTATTTGCTTGTATGGTTGTTGTAATTGATATACCTGCTGAACCATCGAAGTTTGCTGTTCCTACAACATCTCCTGCTAATGCAATTGCTCTTGGTGTTGTTAAAGTTGCTGCTGAACCTGTTGTATCCTGATTAAGTGTTCCTACTGTGAAGTCTAGTGTGTTATCACTATCATCGTAAGCTACTGTAATACCTGATTCTGTATTACTAGATACCATTGCTCCAACAGTATCTGAAATAAATTCTGCTAATGTTGTTCCGTCTACGGTGTAAGCATCTGCTTCCATTGTTCCGTCTACATCAACGTTTCCTGAAATATCTAATGAAGCAAATGTTCCTATAGCAGCAGTAAAGTTAGCTGCTGTATGTGTTAAATTACCTGTGGTTGCTCCTGTAAAAGATCCTGTTCCTATAACAACATTGTCTGTGCTTTCGTCCCACCCGATAAATACGTTATCTGAATCTCCTCTTTCTATTACTATACCAGAATCGTTGCCTGGTGTTCCTGATGTTCCGTTTCCTAATTCTATAAGATTATCTGAAACTACTGTATTGGATGTTGCTACCGTTGTAGTTGTTCCATTTACTGTTAAATCTCCTGAAAGAACTAAGTTTCCAAACTGAACATTGCTTGAAGTTTCTACTGCTTGTCCTATACTTATAGCACCGCCTGAATATGTAACTCCTGTTCCTGCGCTTAAATGTGCTCTTACTTCTGAAGCACTAGGTCCTGTGTATGTTATTACACCTGTTGAATTGTTATATGCTAATGAACCGTCGCCACCTGAATCTGTTACGGATACTTTTCCTCTAATAGTGGCATCTGTAATTGCTAAATCTATTGCTCCGTCGCCGTCTGAATCGTTGTAAGTGGCTGTAAGGTTTGTATGTGAACCATTAGTAGCAATCTGTGCGCCTGTAATATCTTGAACTTGTTCATCAGATAATTGCGTGTTGTTTGTAGTTACACTACCGCCTAATGCAATTGCACTTCCGTCTATAGTTATAGTGCTATTTGCTAATTTAGCATTGGCTATTGATCCTGCCAACATAGCATTCGTAATTCCAAGTGCTTTAACTTGGACAGCATCAGAACTTAATTCAATAGAACTATCATCTACGCCTACTGTAAGCGTAACATCTCCCGAAGTACCTCCGCCTGTTAAACCATCTCCTGCAACAACGCTTGTAATATCTCCTATTTCAGAATATTTTGCAAGTCTATGTCCGCCTGCCGTTGATCCATCATGTACCCTTATGGTATCTAACGTGGTATCTATGGAAATCTCACCTACAGCACCAGTAAAAGAGTTGTTCTGTGTTGTTGTTCCTCTTCTAAATTGTACCTGTGTTGGCATTATTTAATCTCCTAATTATATTTATACTTCCGAGTCTGACCCTATATCCTTAGTCTGGACTCTATTTTTAATAGTA